AACCTCAACAAGCACTTGTAAAAGGTTATTGTACACATCTAGTACTTGAACATTTTCCTGAATTCCCTAAAGAAGAACTTGACACTATAGAACCACAAGAATTCCGGGATATGGGAATAGAGACAGCAAAAAAGTTCATTGAAACAGATCTTGGCAAATCTATACTTACTAACGAGAAAGGTATCAAAGAGTATCAATTTGGCATCACCCAAAATTATAGACCGTGTTCATATGATGATCAGGAGGCGTTGTTTAGAGGATCAATTGATAGAATAAATATTTATGATACCCAAGAGGGTCTTGAATATGAATTGATTGACTACAAAACTGGTAAATATAAAGATTTATCAAAGCAATCATTTGACCAATTGTCATTCTATGCAATGTATTTGTATTTGAAATATTTTTCGGTTCAGCCATGGTATTCTATTAAAATAAGATATGTTTATGTAGAGCACTCAAAAGAGAATTCTCTTATTATTACATATAGTGATTTTGTTAGAATTCTGAAAAAATTCAAGAACCAGATACAAGAAATTGAAGAGTGTCAAGAATTTAAAAAGATACAAAATCGTCTTTGTGATTGGTGTGATTTTCAAGAATTATGCAATAATGAATTCGAGAAAGTACAAGACTTAAACCCTAAAAAGGAGTGAGGATGAATAAATCAAACGATTTTAAACAAATATTTAAAGAAATGTCTCCGAGAGATATTTTAAATCCTGAACGAACTATACATGTATTACAAGATATTGAAAATTTGAAGGCGAATACAAAGATAAACGAAGCAATTCAAGCCCCGGTTCAACAAATAAGAACCTACCTTTCAGAAGCTGGTAAAAATAAAATCAGGGATGTAATTGAATTACACTGTGGAACACAAATTCAATTCTTTAATATAATCAATAAAGATCTTGAAGGATTTCTTGATACATTAGATATAATATACTTTATAAAAGATAAATATATCTTCATTGAAAATTCATAAAAAGGACTAGAGTGATTTATAAAATTACTAAATTTGATTCAACATCACTCACAAAAATACCAAAAAGTCCGGATCAAGAATTTACATTCGAGAATATAGTACTTGATGAAACAGACAAGGATGTCAACATTTCATTGTTCAGTGTACTATGTTCTCACTTCATTTTAAATACTCCCCTTGATATAGAATCACCAATTAAAAAGAAAAGACGAACTGAGGATCTTAATGATTTCTTTCCTGAAACTCTAAATTACTTGATTCTTGATATAGACCACATTTCATCAGAATATAATAAACAAAAAGTTCTTGAGTATTTTTCTTGTTTTAAAGTTATCATTGGGGAATCCCGATCCTTTAATGGTAGTACTAATTTTAACTTGAAGGGTATTTTATTTATTGAGAATATGGATAGAAAATCTGCTAGAGTTTTGTTGGAAAAAATAAAAGCTGATATTTCTGAATATTGTTTGCTTGATGAAGCTGTACTGAGAAGGTGTACTTTAAATGCTCCTATTTTAAAAAATGTTATTTTACTAAATAATGAGTCTGGAGAAGTCGCAAAGAAAATAGATGAAAATTCAGCTTATCTAAAGAGGATACATTCATGTTATACACCTGAAACTTTAAACATAGATGTAAATGGAGAATCTATAGAAGATTTGACTCTAAAGATATTTACAAATATGGGATTCAGTGCTATTAAAGAAAATTCAAACGGAAGTATATCATTTAAACATCCTGGTGAAACAAAGAGTCCAGGTGGTTATTTTTGGTTTTCTAAATCCCCATTTATGATGCACCATCCTAATAGTTCAAAATCAGTTAATATTTACAATACAATTCGTAAATTACCAGACGGTAAAGAATTACTGAAGAAATCTTTAAACTATGATGAGATGTTGAACAAAACATACAATTCTGAAACATATTATTACAATGAAGAATATCTTCTAACTGAAAATAAATCTGATATCATAACAAAATGGTTAGAAGCTAAAAATGGTATGCTTTCAATTGCATCACCTATGGGAACTGCCAAATCTGCAATTATTTATGAAGCGATTGAACAAGCTATAAGTATGGATTTTAAAATATTAATAGTCACAAACAGAATCTCTGTTGCTGAAGATTTTTCTGAAAAATACAATATCCCTTTATATTATAATGTTCAAAAATCAGATTCAATCGGGTCTCTGATTATTCAATATGATTCCCTTCAAAAATACTCAATGAGATTTTTTGATATGGTTGTTTTAGATGAATTTCAATCCCTTTGTTATCATGCAAGAAATAATATAAAGAATTCTGAATTAAATATCAAAAAATTCTTTGCCACATTTAAGAAAAAGATCATTGTTGCAGATGCTTTTTTGACTGGATTTGAAAATGAAATAATAGGTAAAAAATATAATTGTGTTCAATTTATAAATCAATATAGAAATGATACTAAATTATATGAATACAAAAACAAGAACTATTTTTTTGTTGAGTTATTGAAAGCCTCAAAAGAAGGAAAAACTACAATTTCTTGCACATCTCTAGGAGTTATAAAGGGAATAAAATACATTCTTGAAAAAACAAGCCCGGAATTGAAAATTATAACATTAACATCAGAAACACCATCTGCACTTAAATCATTGATTTATAAATCATTTGATGATGGATTAAAATGGGATGTATTAATTTATTCTCCAACCCTAACTGTAGGGGTAAGTATCCTGGCAGATATTGATAAACATTTTCATTTTGATGGTGGAAAATCAGCCAATGTTATATCATCGATACAGATGGTAAAAAGAACAAGAAAGGCAAAGGAAATACATTATTTTGTAGGGGAAAATTTAACATTCCAGCCGACAAATTATAATACTCTAAGGGATTTTTATATTTCAAATGCCGGTTATAATACTAATAATATTTTCTTTGAATGTGATTCAAATGGTGATGAAGTATTTTCTGAAACAGGTGAAAAAATAACAAAAATTGATGTATTTAATAATATAATTCAATTCAATAATTATAAGGCATTTAAATGGCTTTTAAAATTTCAATTTTCAGCTGAACCCATTATAATAAATACCAGAGCTGAATCCTTTATGGAGAGAGCCATTAAAAAATGTCAATTTGATATGGATTCTTATATAGAGGATTTCTTTATTCTGAGTGATATTGAAAGATCTCAAATGTCTTCTATTAAATCTATATCAAATATAGAGGAATTGATTACATATATCAATACATCGGATGAATTAATCATCAAGAACATTTTAATGATTGCACATAAAAATAAAGATTTTATAAAGGATGTTCATAATTTTAAACTTCTTCAAAGAAGTATTGAAGAATTGCAGATTTTACTCTCAAATGCAATTAAAAAGAATATTATAGATGATATTGAGTTTCTAAGATTGATATTAAATGAAGATATCAGGAAGAAATTCATTGATACACGTTTAAAATCCTGGTACAGTTCAGGAGAATTGACAGCACTTGATAAAAAGTTTTTGCCATATATTGGATATAGTTTCAAATCATCAAGATGGCAAATAAATAATGAAATCACAAAATTTAAGGAATATATATTATGATGCTTCCAAATGTAAAATGTACACAGTTGAATGACTCATATTCAAGAATTGATGGAAGCTTTGATGATTTGAAAATTATATTTGATTTTTTTAAGGTCAAAGATGAGAAAAAGGAATTCAGTACAAGTAATTATTCAGATGGATATGAGAGATTTGCAAAGGTCTATGATAAGGCTCTGATTGTTTCAAATGGCTTGGTTGAATTACTAGAGAGATTTGGTATTTATGCTTCAAAAGAAAATACAATCTTTAAAGAATCTCATATTACAGAATACTATGAGACAATAAAATCAAAATTACCATTTGAATTAAGAGATTATCAGATAGAGGGATTTTATGATGTCATAAAGAATCATAGACTTTTTGTAAGAATGTGCACGGGATCTGGAAAGTCTGCAACTATTTCACTTGTAATGGATTTTCTATTCTCTAAAGGTCTAAAAGGTATTTTGATTGTTCCAAATATTTTATTATTAGAACAATTTAAGAGTGATGTAGAAACATATAATCTTGAAGTTCAAAATCATATTCATTTAATTGGTGGTGAACATAAAATAAAAGAATTCACTTCACCTATTACTATATCAACTTGGCAATCCCTTCAAAAAATGGAATCATCAAAATTTAAAGATATAGATTATGTTTTAATTGATGAGTGTCATCTTTTAAAAGGAAATATCATGAGAGAAATTACTAAGATGTGCACCAATGCAAAATGGAAGGCCGGTTTTTCTGGTTCATTACCTATTCCTCAAATAGATAAAATGAAACTAATAGAAATTATAGGAGTTCCAAAAAACTACATCAGGGCATCTGAATTGATTAAATACGGGCTGGGATCCCCTATTTTTATTAATACAATTCATCTGAATTATACAAAAGAGGATTCAAAATATTTTAAACGTATTACTTCATACCCTGAAAGACTTGGATTTATTAAAACACATACTGATAGAACTGAATTCATTTCAAAATTATCAAAGGCCATTACTAAAGATCAAAATACTCTAGTTCTTTTTCAACATACAGACCATGGAAAGGATATTTTTAAAACCATATTACAAGAACCTGATCTCAAAGAGAAATTTATAACCGGCAAGACATCACTTGATTATCAGAAATCAAAAAATGTATTTTTTATAAATGGTGAAATATCGGGTAATACCAGAGAAGAAATAAGAAATCTTATTGGAGATGTTTCAGGTGCTATTATTGTGGCAAATTATGCCGTACTATCTACTGGTGTAAATATACCAAAATTACATAATATGATATTTGCAAGTCCTTTAAAATCCTATATTGTCATCACCCAGGCTCTTGGGAGAGGTATTCGTTTACATGTCTCTAAAGATGCATTTATGGTCTATGATTTGGTGGATGAACTCAGTTATTTTAGAAACTCTTATTATGAAAGAGTAAAAAATTCATATAGACCAGAAGGATATGAAATTAAAGAATCCTATTTTAATCTGAAATAAGTATAAATAGTCTTAAAACATAAGGAAATCAATATGGCTTTAAATTTCCCACTTGAATTTGGTCCAGAAATAGTAACAAAATTACAAACAACCTATGATAAATTGACTAATCTTGGCACTCCTTCAGTCGAAGGTTATTCGGCATTACTCTCTTTAGAAGAAATTGCAGAATATCTGTATATCTATCTCAAATTTCCATCCGACGTTAGCCCAATTTTAAAATATGGCTTAATCAATCGTCATAATGAAGCTCTGATTGCTGTTCTAAATGAAACAGAACAAGGTAATAAGTACAAATTAGAAGTATTTGAAGCCCTCAAAGATTTAGATAATTTATTTTATACATTGACTCATGAAACCAATATAACGTATGCAAATTCAAGACAACTTGAAAGAATATTAGTTCCAGAACTTGATAGACTTCTGGTAATTATGTCAAACTCTACATCTGTCTACAATGAAAATATTGTTGATGCCACACAAGCTTATATGATATATATGAAAAAAAGAAATCTAAAAGTACCAGATGGACTCGACAAAAGAATGCTTGAACTTTTTAGAATAGCCGGTGTAAAGAGACTCATTGGTCTTAATATGATACATCCATACTTTAAAGATATGTTTCATGAATTCGATACAACACCTCTTGATGACAGATATATTCAGAGAACAGAATTCCTTCTGAGTTCCTTATATGGATCTGAGGCTATTGAAAAATATATCAGAAATATAGATCCAGAATCATATAATTTTAGAAACGTTTGTTCTGCATTAGTTAATCAAAGTACCGTAAGAAGTGAAATTTTAAACAAATATAGCCAGGATTTTTATGAATTTTGTGTAAAGGGTGCTGATAGAAATAGAATACATATTTTATATGAAACACTACCAAAAGAATTTTATGATAAATATAAAGGAAAGTATAATATTAGTCTTGAATCACTGATTAATACATATAGTCTAAAAGAAATAGCTGAGCAATTCGATGCTGCAAGCTGGAATCAACAAAATATATTAAGAATAATTAGAGAAAAATATCCTTCTTCGGTTTTAACAGATGAATTTATAGCAGAACATCCAGTATTTTTTAATCCCCGTAAATTAATTGATGATAGTCTTTTTCTTTATATTTCTAAAAAGACCTGGAAGATACTTAAAGAATTTCATAAAGAGAATAAAAATCGTCCTTCATCATTCGAAACTGCTTACACAATTCTTAATTCTATAAGATCAGATGTATATGTAAATCCGGGATATACTAGATATATTATTAAGGAACTTGATATTGATTTAAATTCTGTTATTAAATTAAGTATGCCCGGGGCAGTTAAATGGGCAATACAATGAATTTTACACAAACAATAGACCAACAATTACTTGATGATTATGCAAAATTTTCAGCTGGTAAGGTAACTCAGGATTTTAATGGATACAGTAAAATTTTATCTCCTAAACGTCTTGCAGAGATAGCATTCACTGCTCTATTTAATATACATGTAGCGAATATTGCTATAGAAATTCTAAGAAACCTTAAAAATTTCTTTGCAAGATCTAAGGATGATTCTATAGTTTCGGAATTTATGGAAGCTGTTGTTAAAGCAGATAAATCTAAGTTCTCTCTAGTGCTTTCAAAATCTATATTTGTATACAATTTTGATAAAAAAGTTCAATTAGCAGCAGAGTACGGTATATCATCTGTTAATTTTTTAGAACAGATTTTACGATATGAAGTTACTTTAGAAGAACTTGGTCTAGAAACACCAGACGGTTTATCAGATAGAATAGTTGATATTATAAAGAAGTACGACTACAAAATAGATGATACCAGGGAACTTCTTAGTCTAAAACCCCAATATAAATCATTGATTTTGCATTTTTCGGGTCTTCCTATAGCATCAGAAATTATGAATATACCCCAAATTTTATTCAAGGGTATATTCTCATCTGAAGAAATCATGGATAAAATAAAATCATTCAAGTCTGGTGATGAATACGAATACAAATCAGTTCTAAAATTAATGCTGACTCAACCAAGCATCGTGAAATATCCAGGAATGAATCACTATCCTGAGGAATTTTATCTATATTGTATAGAAGAATATGGTATAGGATCTATGTATTTCAATGTAAATATCAAAGGTGATATATTCGATAGGGATTTTTATCTTAATCTAGCAAAAAGAGGGGTTAAATTCGACGTTGAATGTTTATTGGAAGTATTTGATATAGAAAAAATACTCGATGTTTTCCCAGTAAAAGTTGATAAGGATCTCATAAATGCTGTAGGTGAAAAGATTTTAATAGATAATAATTTTATTATAAATCATCCTTCTTTATTTAATCCTTCATTTCTTGTTGAAAGATACTTATTTCTCTATATGACAGAAGAAACATGGGGTATACTGAATAAATTTCATAGAACCCGTGCCAAATACAATAGTAATTTTTATACATTTGACCCTATTTTCAGCAGCAGTTTATTTGATTTTACAGGAACTGAAAAATATGTGAAATATTTGTTAACAGTAACGGAACCATCGCCAGAGGATATTAATTTTGCAATAAATAGATTAAATACAAACCAGCCTTTAATCTGGATTTTAAATTAAAGGAAAAAATATGAAATACGAATACAAGTGCACAAATATATTCTGTGACGAATATGATCATCCAAAGGAATTTGAAATGGAGGCAAAATTCTATTCAGAATCAGCACTCCCTAAGTGTCAAAAATGTAAAGAACCAACACAAAGGATTTTTAGTCCCTTTGGTTTAAAATCGGCAGGGGATGGATACAAAATTTAATATTCTTTTAATATTAGATCTGATATAATTAATGTATCAAAACAAAAAGGACATTCAAATGATTCGTTTAAACCCTGCTATTTTATCAGAACTTTCTACAGAGATTACTTCTTCAGTCAGAACATTTGTTACAACAATGAAACCTGAAGACAACAAAATAGAATCTATTAGAACTAAGTTCATTACAAAAGGTATCGAGGATTTAACATTTCAAGGAGCTGATAAATTTATGGCTCGCAGAATTTCAAAAGCAAAAGTAAATGAAACAGTTGATTTTATAGTTTCAGAAATTCAATTCGGAAGAATTGCTCTTTGAAGAAATTAATGTCTTTTATAGTATTATTACATGTATTTAAAATTAATAAAAAGGTTAGAAAATGAATAGAAAAGAATTAATTGCTGAAGTAGCAGAACAATTGGACTTGTCAAAGGTAGAGGCAGAAGACCTAACAATGGCATTCATGGCTATTTTTAAAGAAGGTTTAAAATCTGGTAGTCTAACTCTTCCTGGACTTGGAAAATTAAAATCAAAAGAAACTGCTGCTAGAACTGGTAAAACACCAGCTGGTCAAGCCTGGACTAAACCAGCAAGTACAAAAATCGTTTTTGTTGCTTCTTCAAATTTAGAATAGGTATTGAAAGTGTCAAAGACCTCAAATTGTATAAACAATCATTTATTGGAATGGTTCAAATCTAATTTGGAGGTCTTTGATGATCCTTATAGAACTCCAAATGATGTAATCCGAATTATAGACTCAACAATTTCTATCTACGAAGAAAAAATATCAGAAACTTTAATTGATAAAGAGATTATAGAAATTGTTGATTTTATTTTTATTTTAACATATTTAAAAGAATTGATAGTAAAAAGGACATAGATGTTAGGAACTCAAGGTATATTTCAATTATTAGAAAGATTCAATATTGAAAATGGATCAAATTATAAAATTGCATTGTTTAAAACCCTATCAAATAATGAATTGCTAAAAAGAGTATTTTCCATGACTTATGATAAAGTTAAATATACTTATGGTATTACAATGAAAAATATCACATATCCTTCAGAATTTAAAGGAACTATGTCACTTGAGTCAGCACTTGATTTTATGGAACAACAACTGTGTACACGAAAGGTAACAGGTAATGCAGCACATCAAGAATTATCCAATGTCCTATCTTCTCTTAGCTATTTTGATTATGAGGTTATTTCTAGAGTTCTTTCCAGAGATCTTAAAATAAATTTTAGCACATCTAATATGAATAAAGTAGTTCCTGATTTAATTTCAAAAGTTCCATATATGAGATGTGAAACATTTTCAAAGAAAGCCCTTCAAAAAATTTCATTCCCCGCTATTGTACAATTAAAAGCAGATGGTTTATTTCAGATGATTAAAAAACAAGGTGATGATATTACATTTGTTTCAAGATCTGGTGAATATAGAGAGTTTTCTTTATTAAAAGAACTACTTCAAGCTGACTGTTTAAAAGATGGATATTATATTGGAGAAATGACGGTTATGGATGCTGCAAATAGAGCAGAAGGTAATGGAATGATAAATTCTAAAGATCCTGATCATTCTAAAATCATTTTTCAAGCCTGGGATTTCTTGACTCCTGCCGAATTTAGTAAATTTAAGGCTGGTGGTGACGTTCCATATATTGTAAGATTTGAGATGTTACAAAATATGTTTAAAAACTTGAATAGTCCACATCTTTCAATTATTCCATTTAAAATGGTTAATGATATCACAGAAGTATTTGAATATACCTCTGAACAAATGTCAAATGATCTTGAGGGTGCTGTTCTAAAGGATCTTGATAATATTTTTAAAGATGGTACCTCTAAATCAATGTTAAAAATAAAACTAGAAGTTGATACTACAGTTAGAATAACTGGATTTACACCTGGAAAACCAGGATCAAAAAGGGAAGCAACCTTTGGTAGTATTGAATTCTGTACCGATGATGGAAAAGTAGAAGGAAGAGCATCTGGTATTAATGACAAAGATATTGAAATGTTCCATTCAAATAGAGAATTTTATATAGGAAAATTGATGGATGTTACATTTAATGATTTATCCTTGGCAAGAAATTCGGAAATATATTCTTTGTCTCATCCAAGATTTAAATGTCTCAGAACTGATATCACAGACACCGATACGATAGAAAGAATTAAAAATTCAATTGAAATGTCAAAAGAATTAAAATAAGGATAAATATGAATTTAGAAACCTTCAGACCTCTTAACGATCTTATTTTAGTTCAAACTAAAGATAATATGACAGAAGATGAGGTCTCAGAAATGGGAATCATTTTAAAATTAGCACCCAATAAGTCAGTAGTTATGGATAGACCAACAAATGGTTTTGTTTTAAAGAAAGGTAATAAATGTAAAGAGATTAAATCGGGAGATGAGGTATTTTTTCCTATTCATGTAGGACAAGATATTGAATTGGATGGCTGTACATATTTATTGATGTCAGAAGAAGCCGTCTTAGGATATAGAAGGAGTAACAATGTGGCTAATTAATTTTCAGAATTATATTAATCCTCTGATTATGGTTGTATATCACTACAGCCAGATGTTTTCATGAACGATCCAAATATAATAGATGTTGTTCCAAGAGGAACTTCAAAAATGATAGATTCTTTAAATAAGATAAATGCAGTATTTGAACAGGCTGAAATTATTACATCTGAGGATATTTTGGGTTCTTTGAGTCAGCAGGTAGAAGAAGCAAATAATCTTCCTGCCATTATAACTGAAGAAATAGATTATACAAAAATCATTTCTCTAAATGAATTAATGTCAGATTTCAGATCCATCCGTTCTACATTGTCAGACACTGTAAATACAGGTAAAAAAATCATGAATGAAATTGCTTCGGCCATTTCAGATAATGGTCTTGAAGAAATTCAACCAGAAATGATATCTGCATTTTCTTCTTTATTAGGAACTGTTAATACCTCAATGAAGTTGTTGATAACCTCTTATAAAGAAATATCAACAATCATTTTGAATTTAAATAAGATTCAATCGAATCAAACTGCCGGATCATCTAGTTCAGGCAAGGTAACCAATAATTTAAATATTTACAGTGTCAATACAGCTGAATTAATAAAAGACTTGATAGGAAAATAGTTAAAATCTTCCAAATACAGCATCCTCTGTATTATCTACAAGAGGTTTTACATTTCCTATTATAGGTGTTACAGGATTTACATTGGCTGCTGTATCAACTGCAGTTGAATCTTGTACAAGCTCTAGAAAATAATTTTCAAGAGATTCAAAATTTGGTGTTAAGTTTTCACCTGTTGTTGTATTTATTGGAGTCATTTCATTGGCTGCTTTATTATCATATGTTTTAAGTGTTAATTTCAAGGCAGATTTTTGATATTTTGATGTATATACATTGTTGACACCAGGAACTTCCCATACTACATCTGAAATTTCCATTATCCGTGATGAAGGTAATACGACTAAAGAACCCAAAATACCACCAAATCCTTTCAAAGTATTGTTCTCTACATCCAAAATTCCCGGAAATACATTTTTAATAGCAATTGCAGATACAAACATAGAAACACTTTCCATATTTACCATACCAAATTGTGTAAATTGAGTGTTTATATTATCCCAATTGTCTGAATTTTCTGGAAGAGCATATATTTTATGTACATCACCAGATTTAAGATGTGAAAAATCTCCAAATGTGCTATCTTGGTTTTGCTTGATTACTTTAATTATATCAATGGCAACACCATAAAGATTTATAGACTCATCAATTAATCTTCCTTTTAAATCATATTCAGATTGTTTTATGTTTACATTAAAATTCATCTTCTTTCCTTTAAATCCCTAAAATTAATTCTGTTATTATAATAAACTTGAGACCTTTTGCAGAGCAAAATTTCTTTGCCTGATCCCATTTTGCTGTATTAGTTATAAATGTATTCATCTGAGCTTGGTATGTCTCAAGTTTTTTTGTTTGTTTAGGCGGCATTGTTTCTTTTGAAGGTTTAATTTCTACTAAAAATTTATCCCCATTTTTAAATTCAATAAAACAATCAACAAAATATCTTCTTTCTTTATTAGATATCGGATCAAAATAATGTATAGGGAACGGTTCTGTTCCCCATTTTACAATCAAAGGATTCAGATCTGCATATTTAAAGAATTTAAGTTCATATGAGGATCTATATTCGGGTAGTACCTTTTTATTCATGGTTCTATCAATTGGTTGTTGATATTTTTCAGGATTTTTTGGTTGATAATACCCCTTATGAAATTTACCTCTCATTTATTATCCTACAAAAATTGGACATGGACCTGCATATTTTTGAATCAATTCATCTTTAAGAGCAAGTAATTCTTCTTGTCCTTGTGTCCTGATGTCTGCATAATTTATTCTAGCTCCTCCGACCAATGTTTGATCGTGTTTACCTAAAACAACAGATTGAATAATTCGTGCTTTGGCTACACACATTTTTTTAATCCATATATGATTAAATATCAAATCAATAGAATCAGGAACATATGACATATTTAACATGGCAATCATTGGCCCATGAAATGGTTCAAAAATTGTTATTTCTTTTTTATTTGCATTAAAACTATATGCAACTTCATCTCCAAAATAATGGGATAAAATTGACATTTGTGTTGAAATGTTATTAATTCTTGAGATCATATCACCAGCTGACCAGCCCCAATTTGATAATTGGTCATAACTTAATACTAGTCCACCTCCAACACCGGCATATGGACTCAACCCAGAACCTTTTGATAATTTTTTAATTGATGATGTATTAAGGGGAACCTTATAAATGCCCTTTCCTGTGCTCTCAATTAAAAATGTTTCTACAGTCTCCCCATCATATGCAAATGCAGAAAATTCTTGTATTGTTTCTTCTATAATGTCATCTAAAGAATCATCTGAAATTTCCACAGTGATATAGGGAGAACCCAACTGTCTAAGAATATAGTCTTTTAGTTTCTCCGCTGTATCTACTGCCATTTGTTAAGCCTTTTTACCTTTTTTGTTAAATTGAGGAGTTACTTCAGCTTCTTGTACTTCCTGAACTTCCCCTGTATCAGCGACTTCTACAGTTTCAGCATCTGAAATAGATACTTCCACTTTAGAGCTATTCTCAATTAAAACTTCTCCTACAACATCAAATAAATGAGGAAATGCTTCTCCAATTACTTTAGATGCTTTATCTCCAGCCTTAAAATTAATTGTACTACCATTGAATCCAATAGAAGTGTCTTTTTTAGCAATATACATTTTATTATTCCTTTTTGTGATTTAAATTCTATCATTCTATTTATATATTTCAAAGTAAAAGTATAAATAGTACAATAATCACCAAAGGAATAATAAATGAGTAAAAATAACGGGATTTTAAGTACTATAACAGAATCTGTAAAGAGTTTTTTTGCACCGGATCCTGAACCCCAATTAACATCAGAACCTCAACAATCAAACATATTATCTGATATCTCGGGATCTGATACAAAGATAGCAAATACGTCATTTTTTGATCAATCTGTTATTGTTTCAACGCGTTCAAGTGCAGACTTAATTGAAAGACAAAGAGAGAAAATCAATACATATAGAAGTATATCTAAACAATCTGAAGTATCAGATGCTATTGATGAAATCATCAATGAAATTGTATTTTCTTTCGATGATGAAAACCCTATTAAAATAACAATAGAAGAAGAAAATGGTAAAATAGCACAAGTTATTGAAGATACATTCAATGAAGTACTAGAATTGACTAATATCAGAGAGAAGTTTTATAATTTAGCAAGAACTAGTTTTATTGATGGTCAGATTGTTTTACATGTTCCATATGATGTAAAAGATATTAAAGGGGGCATTCAAAGTGTAAAACTTCTTGAACCATGTTATTTTATTTTTGACCCAAAACTGAATGCTTATAGGTATGCAAAGAAAGTTTCAGGAGGTTTGTTATTTGATGCAGCAATTAATCCTAAGGAATTGTATTCACCAGAAGAAATCATTCATCTAGATTTCGGACTAGCTGAAAATGGGGTACTTATTTCATATCTAGAAAGATCGGTGAAAGTAGCAAATCAACTTAGAACTTTAGAGGATCTTTTAATTCCTATGAGATTTTCAAGATCTGTTTCAAGACGAGTATTTAACGTTGATATTGGTGATCTTCCAGCAAATAAAGCAGAAGAGGCAACAACAACTCTACAAAATAAATTCAAATATTCTAAATACTATAATGTAGAAACCGGCGAAGTTTCTAATCAACAACATGTTACTTCTATGGTTGAAGATTACTGGTTCACAAATAGATCCGGGGGTAAGGGAACAACAGTTGAAACTCTTGACGAAACGGGAAACCTTGGTGAATTAAATGATATTCTTTACTTCCATAAAAAATTATATAGATCTTTAAATGTACCATCAAATAGAATCTCTTTAATAGAACCAACTGATAATGATTTTTCTGAATCTCGGGTTACAAAAGAAGATGTGAAGTTTTTTATGTTTATTTCACGTCTCAGAACTGTTTATATTAAACTTTATAAAGAACTATTAAAAAGACAATTATTATCAAAGGGTTTAATTAAATCATCTGAATGGGCTGATATATCAAAGAAAATCAAAATTTATTTTGCTAATGAGAATCTTTTTATTCAGAAAATAAACCTCGATATATTTAATAGTAAAATTGATATCTTTTCACAACATCTTGAGGCTGGTGGAAAGTTTCTTCCAATGGAAACAATGTATAAAGAAATTTTCAAATATTCTGATGAAGAACTTGAAGAAACCTTGAAGAAAATTAAAGACGAATCAGAGGATGATTTGTACTCCCAATTCTATCCTAAAACTGAAGATATGTAAATCCCTCAAGGGACCTCTCTATATGGGGTCCTTTCTTTCAACCCCTCCTCTTTAAATCCCTCTTTAATAAGCAAAAATATAAATAGTATGTTACGTTAGCTTTAAGCGCAGAAGTCTGGTTATTTTATAACTTTAGAGAAAGTTTAAGAATCTTTCGCTAATAAATAC